AACGGACGATGCCACAAAATCCATGCAGGATGCCGAGGCAGAGGCGAAGCGTTTGCAGGAAAGCCAAAACGAGGAAGTACAGGCGGGCGCGCAGGCAGCGGCCACGTTGGAACTGCAAAAAGAGAAACTTAAAAACCTGATAGATGCCAAAAAGACAGGCAAAGACGTAAGCAAGGAAGAAAAGAAAATCGTAGGCGAACTTAACGACGCTTACGGCGATACGATGGGCTACTTTGATAGCGTTTCAAAGTGGTACGATGCCCTGATAGCCAATAGCGAAGATTATTGCCGCCAAATGGTTATCGAGGCTAAGACCCGTCGCCTTGCTAATCAGATTGCCGAGAAAGAGGCCGAAACGCACAGCCTTATTTACGATGATAAGGGCAATAAGAAAAAATACAGCACAAAAAACGAGACGTACACCGAAACCGAATACACAGAAGATGTAAACGGCCAAAAACTGCCGTCTGGATGGCATGAGGTGGAAATACCGGGTACGAGTGAGTTAGACAAAGTAAATAAACAAATTCGTGATAATAACGCCCAGGTTAAGGACTTGCAAAAGCAAATGCAAGATGCCGTAACCGAAGCCGCGAAACTTGATTTTAAGGTTAAGGGTAGTGTAACCCGGCCCGCTACGACTACAACGACCAAAGGCGGTAAGAATGGTAAGGAAGATAAGCAGCTTATCGAAAATGCCAAGACCTACAAGGATTTGGCAAATAACGTCGCTTACTATCAGCAAGAGTTAGAGAAATGCGATATTACCGATACCGAGCGGATAGTTACGTTAGCCAAGGCAAAGAAAGCCGCTGAAGATGCAGTAAAGGCGTTTAAGGATATGACCGACGCGGCCACGATGCCCGTTGAACTGAATACCTTAGACGATTACGATAAGAAGTTGAACGCCTTACGTAATGACCGTAAGACGGCAAGTAAAGAGCATATAGCCCAAATCGACGCGGAGATAGAGCGGATAGAAACCGCTAAACAGGCTTTGGAAGATGAAAGCGTAGCCGCCTTAAAGGATGAAGAAATACGCACCTACGACCAACTAAACAAGAAACTTGCCTACTATAACCGTTTGCTTGAAAGCGGCGACGAAAAGCAGCGCGAGTTTGCCCAAAAAGGTATTAACGCGCTGAATAAGTTGCAAGAGTCGTGGGATTTTGCTTTAGATGAAACCAAGCTGCCGTCAACGACCGACTCGCTCAAGGACATCGACGCGGCTATATCTTTCTACACGGACCGTCAGCAAAGAGAAGATGCCGACCAGATAGGGAAGACTCAGGCGATTATCGACGATTTGACTGCGAAGAAGAAGACGTTGCAGTTGGGTATCGAATTGCCCCAGATGCGAAGGGAAATCTCCGACATTGACACTCTTACCGGCAAGGAGCGCCGTCTGAAGATCAAGGGCATTGGCTTTGAGGAACTGACAAAGAAGGTAAAGGACCTGCAGCAGCTTCTCAATGACACTGACCATCCTGTGACGGAAGCGCAGCGCAAGGAGCTAGAGGGTATGATATCCATTTATGAAAAGTGGCGCAAGCAAACAGTTTTGTCTTTTGACACTGTCAGGGAAGGCTGGGACAGTATCAAGGGTATAGGCAGCAGCATCGATAGCATCAGCGAAGCCCTGGATGGCAATGTCAAAGGTTGGCAAGCCGTCACGTCCGTAATAGACGGTTTTGTCTCGCTATATGAGAGCATACAATCCATTATCGGTATCATTGACCTATTGACAAGTGCCTCTGAGGCCCACACAGTGGCCAAGACCGCCGAGGGTGTCGCCACAGGGGCGACAGCTGCAGCCACTTTGACTGCTGCCTCCGCTGATGAGGGCGCTGCTGCTGCGACTCTGCCTGTCATTGCAGCCAACAAAGTAGCCACAGCAAGTTATATGGAACTTGCAAGTGCGATGTATTTTGCTGCGCACGCCTCTATACCTTTTGCGGGCTTTGGCATTGCAGCTGGATTTGTGAGCGCTTCAACGGCAATGGTGCAGGCTATCGGCGTTATGCCGTTTGCTAAAGGTGCTGTGGTGTCTGGTCCCACGTTGGCCCTTGTCGGCGAGTACTCCGGTGCCCGGACCAACCCTGAGGTGATTGCCCCTTTGGACGAGTTGCGCAGCATGATCGAGCCTGCCGGTGGTGTTGGCGGAAGAGTCCGCTTTGAGATAGAGGGCAGGAAACTTGTTGGCGTTATTGTCAATGAGGAACGTATCAGCCGTAAGAGCGGCCGGAAATCGTTGGTTCATGGATAGCGTCTGCCTGTAAAAAAGAGTCCATGAAGTCGATGGCTGTTGTGTTGTAATGAGATTCGAATGTCATTAAAATGAGATAGAAGGTGTATATCCACGGTAGTTTTATAAATGAAAAGCACCAGCTTGTGACAGTTCGTATAGTGACCTGTCGCAGCCTTGTGAAGGAAGTAGAGATAGGCGAGTTTGGGTCTCCTTTATGCTTTACCGACGATCCTCTGGAGATTAGTAGTGAGGTGAACGACACTTTTGACGTTCTTTTGCGTCGTTCCGCCACGATTCGTCTGTACTCCCGCAACTACGAGCCGGAATTTTTCCAGGGCTCAGCTCGTGATGCTGTTGTGAACATAGAACGTGATGGGAGTTGTCTCTTTGCCGGATATTTGGAGCCTCAGACGTATTCGCAGGCTTACAACGAAGTTTATGACGAGATAGAGCTGAGCTGCATAGACGGTCTGAGTGTTCTTCAGTATTCGAAGTACCTTGGCGTCGGCATGAACGGTGTGAGTTACCGTAGTGTGAAGTCATCGGCATGTGATGTTACCTTCCAGGAAGTTCTCTTTGGGATATTTGGAAGATTAGGCTCAGACCTGTCGATATCAGGAGAAGGCCTCAAGTTGTTTTACGATGGCAGCAAGTGCCTTGATTCTTCATCGAGTTACGATATATTCGGTAGGTTGAAGATCTCGGAACTGTTGTTTTTAGGCGATGATGAAGACGATGTATGGAGCGAGGAATCTGTTGTTGAAGAGCTTCTGAAGTATTTGAACCTCCATATATATCAGGACGGTTTGGTGTTTTATATATTCTCTTGGGAGAGTGTGAAGAGCAGCAATGATATAGCCTGGCACAGTCTGACGGACAGTGAAGAGATGTTGACAAGATGTGCCAGGATCTCCATCGGTATGGAGAACGTTGGTGACTGTGGTAGTCGGATCAGTGTAGGTGAGATATTCAACCAATTGTTGCTGACCTGTGAGGTGAAGACTGTGGAGAGTGTGATAGAGAGTCCTTTGGATGACAGCCATCTGTTGAGTCCCTATAGCAGTATGCAGAAATACCTGACCGAGTATAGCAGCGACGGTGAAGGTGAGCGTGCTCAGCGCGGTTTTTGGGATATTCTGAACGATCGTCCGACTGACTATGAGCATGCTCTGACGACCGAGTGGTTTGCCCGTGTGATGGAGAATGCTCACTGGCAGTTTTTCATCGGTGGCGAATTGACAGACCACTACTGCGAGGACAACCTTCACGAGGAAATGTTGCTGAACAAGTTGAGCCGTGAGCCGGGCTGTGCCATTATTGGTTTTGGCAAGATAGAGAAAGCCTCTCAAAGCAATGACAATTCTCCTGTGAGCCGTGTTGATATGACGAACTATCTTGTGATGAGTGTTAACGGCAACCTTGATGACAGTGCTTTGGGCACCTATCCAAGTGAGTCTGATCTGAAGAGGAGTATTCCCTATGCTCGCTATGTAGGCAATCAGAGCGGCGGTGTGTTCAGTCCGAGCGACGATGCCGCCCTGAACTATATTGTTGTCAGCGGCAGTGTGATATTGAACCCTGTGATGCAGGTGAGTTTTCCTTATCCTGAGAAGCCTGCGGTGTGGGTAGCGTCCAAGAGTGTTACAGTTCCGAGCCGTAAGAACGAGGATGGTCGTTACTACACTCGCCAGTACTGGAAGAGTTTGACTCCACGTCAAAGTTCCGAGTATGATTCAAGTGTTGGTGTTCGTCGTGTTTCTGGTGATGAGAACCCCACAGATGTAGACGGATTGTTGCCTTTCACTGGTAGCGGTCCTGAGGAATACGAATACAAGTACAGTGCCGTAGGTGACGGTAGTGACACTGTGTCGAAGGTGTCGGTGATAGCGTGTATGCTGAGGATAGGCGACAAGGTTTTGGTTGAGAAGGAAAAAGGCGAGACCCTTGGTACTGGTATAGCAGGCAGCGGCAGTGGTCAGGTGAGTGATTTCGTGTGGCTTCGTTACAAGGAGAGGACATCCTGTTTGAGTGACGAGGAATACTACCGCCAGTGTTTCTACATCGGTATAGACCCTAAGATAGGCGACAAACTGATAGGCACCGAGTTTGGTATTCAGAACAACATAGACTACACGATGGGCATCACGGCCCAGGGCATGGCGATTCCCATTCGTAAGAGTGACAAGCTGAGCGGTCGTGTAGAGTTTCAGATTTTGGGTCCTGTGAATTCCCTTTGGGGCGAGATAACCCGTCGTCATCCCAGTTTTTGGCACCATACGAGTTGGAGTACTCATAGCATCCCCCTCCTTGCCCATGTGAGCAGCATCATGGTCAAGCAGCTGGAGCTGAAGGTTTACAGCGACAATGGTTTGCATAGCGACATGAATGACGGTGACCTTGTTTATATGAGTGACACTGTGGAAAGTTTTCTGAACAAGAAAGACGACCTTGTTTTCAAGTTGAGCAGTGGTCTGACTGTAGAAGAGTGTCGTCGTCTGGGTGTTTCTGACAGTGTTCGTATGAGCACTCCGACAGACACGGAGCTTGGAACTGGCATTACGACGATTTATGACGCTAACCGCAGTGTCTCTGGTAAGGCCGAGCGTCTCTATTTGG